TTAGGCTCATAGCAAAAAGATATTCATTTTCGGCTCTTTTTTTCACGTTGTCACAGCTAATGATGACACTAGCGAAGGCTGGGTAAGCCACCGTTCCTAACACGGCCGCGATAAGCAAAACACGCATGGGTAACTCCATAGCTGAAAGTTGCAAGAGACCAAAACAATGACACAACGTAAAACTCGCGCCAAGTCACCCTCAAAAGTCGGGCAAGGCGCAGCTCCCCACAAAGCACCCAAGAAAAACTACTTCTCGACCCTTATGGAAACTCCAGAGGGTCGGGAGTTGCGTCGCCAATGGTCGACGAAGAAACGAAAAAACCCAGGACGTCCGAAAGGCGTTCCAGACGGATATCGCAAGCATCAGATCGAACCAATTCGTGATGCAGCAAAGAAGGAAGCAGAAAAACTGGTGAATATAATGGCAGAAAAATACGACATCGAAGACGACTACGCCAAAGAGGCGTTAACCACAGCCGTCGAAGTGATGCGAGTACCAGGCGAGACCAGAGAAAGACTGGCAGCAGCCAGATTGGTTCTCGATTTTACAAAGCAGAAACCGGTGGCCAAATCAGAAGTATCGATAGGCAAGGCCGAGGAGTTCCTCTCCAGCCTACTCGAGGACGACGATGGACAAGAAGCTCCAAGCAGTTCGTAAACGCCTATTCGACGATTTCAGCTTCTACTCTAAGTCCGCTCTAAAAATCCGCACAAAAGAGGGTGATATTGCCTCTCTGCAGCTCAATGCTGCACAGCAAATCCTGCACGATGCGGTGACGAAACAGCTCAAGACCGAAGGCAAGGTTCGTGTCATTATCTTGAAAGCTCGTCAGCAGGGTCTCAGTACATATTGTGGCGGTTATCTTTACCACCAGGTAAGTCAGCGCAAAGCTTGTAAAGCAATGGTCATCACGCACCATGCGGACAGCACCAGGGCGCTATTTGACCTGACAAAGCGTTATCACACCAATTGTCCTGAGATACTGAAACCACACACCAAATATTCATCCAGGAAGGAGCTTAGCTTCGACGTTCTGGATAGCAGCTATGTAGTTGCAACGGCAGGTGGTGACAGCGTTGGTCGCGGCGAAACGCTTACTCATGTACACGCCTCTGAGCTGGCGTTTTGGCCAAAATCAACGGCATTAGACATTTGGAATGGCCTGACGCAAGCAGTCCCAAACACCAAAGGAACAGCAATTTTTGTCGAGAGCACCGCCAATGGTGTGACTGGAATTTATCACGAGCTTTGGAAAGGTGCCGTGGAGGGAACAAACGGTTTTGTGCCTGTGTTCATTCCTTGGTTCACTGACCCCAACTATCGCGAGCCAGTAACAGGCAGTTTTGACAGGACGCCAGAAGAAGATGAGTTGGTCGAGAAATACAACCTCGATAACGAGCAGCTCATGTTCAGGCGTAGGAAAATAGCGCAAAACGGTATTGACCTGTTCAAGCAAGAATATCCTGCAGAGCCTGAAGAGGCGTTTTTAACAACAGGCCGCCCAGTATTTAATCCAGAGCAGCTTCAGAAATGCCTCGAGACAGCTCGTGACCCCAAAGAGCGATTGGCTCTTGAAGGTGACGATTTCGTTCATAACAGGCGAGGGGAGCTGACGACTTACCTCAATCATGACCCAGGAGAAGCCTATGTTATCGGGGCCGATGTGGCTATGGGCGTCAGGAACGGTGACTACTCCGTTGCGCAGGTGCTCGACAGCAAAAAAAGACAGGTTGCTGTATGGAGAGGACAAGTCCATCCGGATTACTTTGCCGAAATCTTGTTCGCTCTCGGGCAATTTTACAACGAAGCTTTCATCATCTGCGAGAACAACTCACACGGTATCTTGACCGTAACCAGGCTGATGAAAGACATGGCTTACGGTAACGCTTACACGGAAGTCCAAGTCGACAAGCTAACCGACCGAGAAACAATCAAACTCGGATTTACCACAACAGCAAAAACCAAGCCGTTGGTTATTGACCAGCTCCGCGCTGCAATGCGCGAGGGTGAGCTGGAACTGAATGACAAGACAACAATCAGGGAAATGATGACTTACATCGTGACCGAGTCAGGCGCGATGGAGGCCGAAGCCAACTGCTTCGACGACTGCGTCATGTCCCTGGCACTCGCTAACCACGTCCACGAGGGAGCGTGGGAGCCGATTGAAAGCCCAGCTGAACTGTACATAGAGATGGTATGACCACATGAAAAAAGAATATCGAAAGCTAAACGACAGCGAGATCGTGAAGCTGGTCGAGGACAACATCAAAACCTCGGT